CCCGTGTGGCCTGAGTATTGGTCTCTAGATGAATTAGAAAAAGTTAAAGCGTCAATATCAATTAGAAATTGGTCAGCTCAATACATGCAAAACCCCACGTCAGAGGAAGGAGCAATTCTTAAACGTGAATGGTGGCAGCCTTGGGTCGGGGATCTTCCTACATTAAAACATGTTATTCAATCTTATGATACTGCGTTCAGTAAAAAAGAATCTGCCGACTATAGTGCAATTACTACATGGGGAATATTCACGCCTCACGAATCCATGCCTGATGCCATTATGTTAATTGATGCCGTTAAAGGTAAATATGATTTTCCAGAATTAAAAATGGTTGCACTCGATCAATACAAGTATTGGCAACCAGAGACAATTATTGTAGAAGCAAAAGCAAGTGGACAAAGTTTATTACAAGAATTAAGACGAATGGGTATACCAGTTATGGATTACACACCAGGAAGAGGACAGGATAAACACTCACGGGTCAACGCCTGTGCTCCGATATTTGAATCTAAACAAGTATATTATCCTCGAGACGAACACTGGGCTCAAGAAGTTATTGAGGAATGTGCAGCGTTTCCACATGGAGAGCATGACGATTATGTAGACAGTACAACGCAAGCTATGTTAAGATATCGGCAAGGTTCTTTTGTAACAACTTATGCTGACGAGGATGAGGTTGAAAGTTACAAAGAACGTAGATACGTATATTATTAATAAGGAGAAAAGACATGTCAAGAAAATCAAGAAGAAGAAATAAGGTACTTCTAGCTGGTGCTGCATTGTTAGGTGCATCTAAGTTAGGAATGCTTGGAGCAAAATCACCTGCATCAAATGTTGTAGGAAAAACTCCAGAATTTAGAAAATCATTTGTTAAAGATAAACCAGTATTAGGAAAAACTAAAGAGTTTAGAAAAACTTTTACAACTGGTGCAACTGAAACTAAAAAAGTAGTTCCAAAATTAAAAGTTAATTACAAAGGTGATGTTATTAAAGAGGGTAAAAATTTAGGAACTGGAAATAAGAAAACTAAATTTGTAAATCTAAGTCCAGATAAAGGAGAAGTTGGAATTTATCAAGGTGGTAAAAAAGTTAGTGGTTTAAATCAAAAAGCTATTAACGTTTTATCAGACGGTAAAATCCAAACTCAAGGTAAAACTTTTGAAGGTAAAAAAGAATATAGAAAGTTCATGGACGAACAAAGAGCAAAAAAAAGAAAAACTTCAATGACAAAAGTTAAAGATGGTCCATCTTTATTTGGCTTTAGATTTAAACAACCTTTATTTAAAAAAGGAAGTATGATTAAGGCTCGTGGTGGCGGAATGGCTAGAACGAAACCTACAAAAATGTACTAATGGCTGAAATTGAAAAAGCAATTGAAGAGGAAGTAAAAACTCCTGATTCAGAAGAAGTAGACATTGAGATTGAAGGTGAACCAGTTTCACCTACAATCGAAGAGCAAGTCGCTAAAGCTGAAGATTTTTTTAAAAATCTTGCAGAGGACATGTCGGACGAAGTTCTGCAAAGAATATCTAATCAGTTATTAGATGACTATAAAAAAGATAGAGTCTCAAGAAAAGATTGGGAAACTTCTTACACAAGTAATCTAGATCTTCTTGGAATCAAACACACAGAGATGACTAGACCGTTTAAAGGTTCGGCATCCGTGACTCATCCACTTTTATCAGAGGCTGTTACACAATTTCAAGCACAAGCTTACAAAGAATTATTACCATCTCAAGGACCAGTAAGAACTAGAGTTCTTGGGATGGAGGATAATGAAAAAGTAAATCAAGCACAACGTGTTCAAGATTTTATGAACTACATGATTACAGAGGAGATGGAAGAATACACTCCAGAGTTTGATCAATTATTATTTTATTTAGCACTAGCAGGATCAGCATTTAAAAAAGTTTATTACGATGAAGTAATGCAAAGAGCAGTTTCTAAATTTATACCTGCAGAAGATTTAGTCGTTCCATATTACACTACAGATTTAATGGAATGTGAAAGAATTACTCACGTCATCAAGATGGGAGAGAATGAAATTTTAAAAAAACAAGCAGCAGGATTCTATAGAGATGTAGAATTAAAACCAACTGCAGCAGGACCAACAGATATAGAAAAAAAATACCAAGAGTTAGAAGGAGTTACACCTTCAACTGATAAACAATATTCATACCAAATTCTAGAAATGCATGTTGACTGTAATTTAGAAGAGTTTGAAATGCAAAATGCAGAAAAAGAAGTAAAGATTCCTTACATAATTACTATTGATGAAGGCTCTGGAGAAGTTTTATCTATTTATAGAAACTATAAACCTAACGATGAAGCTAAAAAAAGAGATGAATACTTTGTTCATTTTAAATTTTTACCAGGATTAGGCTTTTATGGTTTCGGTTTAACACACATGATAGGTGGATTATCTAGAACTGCTACACAATCTTTAAGACAATTACTCGATGCAGGTACATTATCGAACTTACCGGCAGGATTTAAGTCTAGAGGTATAAGAATTAGAGATGATGACCAACCATTTCAGCCTGGAGAGTTTAGAGATGTTGATGCACCAGGTGGAAATATCAAAGATCAGTTTCAAATTTTACCATTTAAGGAACCATCATCTACATTATACCAGTTAATGGGCTTTGTTGTGCAAGCAGGACAGAAGTTTGCAGCAATAACTAACATGGATACCGGTAATGACATGCAAAATAGAGCAGTCGGTACTACTGTTGCGTTGTTGGAACGTGGTTCGAGAGTCATGAGCGCAATTCACAAGCGATGTTACTACTCAATGCGTAAAGAATTTAGATTATTATCAAAAGTTTTTGGAACATACCTACCTCCAGTCTACCCATATTCAGTATATGGTGCAGATCAAGCAGTTAAACAAAGTGATTTTGATGACAGAGTTGATGTAATACCAGTTGCCGACCCTAATATCATGAGTATGGCACAAAGAGTAACGTTAGCTAACGAAAATTTAAAGATTGCTATGTCAAATCCATTAATGCACAACTTGAGAGAGGCATATCGAAGAGTATATGAAGCATTAGGGACTCAAGATATAGATCAATTACTTATTCCACAAGAAAAACCAACTCCTAAAGATCCTGCAACGGAAAATATGGAAGTATTACAACAAAAACCTCTTAAAGCTTTCCCAGATCAAGATCATGATGCACATATCAATGCACATAGAGCTTTTATGTCTACAAGGATGGTTCAAATAAACCCACAAGTTTATTCAGCCTTACAGGCTCACATATCAGAGCATGTTTCAATGAAGGCTCAAGGAGAAGTTGGTGCTATGATAGCACAAGATCCAATAATGCAAGCAGAATTTCAAGCTGATCCTCAAGGAGCGCAAATTAAAGTTAATGCTATGATTGCAGCGAGAGTCGCTGAGTTAACTATGGAACTTGCACAAGCTGAAGCTATGAGTCAACAGAAGGATCCATTAGTTGCATTGAAAGAAAGAGAACTTGATATCAAAGCAATGGATCTTCAAAGAAAATCTGAACAAGATATGAATCAAAATGAAATTAGAGAAAACGAAATAGACGAAAGAATTGATATTGAAAGAATGAAATTAGAAAACAATGAAGATCAAGCAGCAGAAAGAATTAGAATTGCTGATGAAAAGTTAGAAATAGCTAGAAAGAAAAAATAATGAAAAGAAAATTAAGAGTTATTAAATTAAAAGGTGGTGGTGCCGATGCTGGAGGAAAAAAATCTCCAGGTGGAGGTACTTTTAAATCACCTACTAAAGCATATGAGCCACCTCCAGGTGAAAAAGGTGGACCTGGATATGTTGGTCCTTCAAATAAAGGCACAGGAAGTAATGTAAAACAAAAAGTTGTTGCAGCAGGTAACACTGCTAAAAGAGCTGTAATTGGAACAATTCCATTTACACCGTTTGGTATGGCCATAAAAGGATTTGAAGCATTAGAAAATACTAGAAGAAAAAAAAGAGCCAAAGGAGAATTTTTTCTAAGTAGGAAAAAAGAATTACCAATCAATAGAGATTTTTACAAAATAGAAGGAAGACCGCTTGATACTAAAATTGGAAGTAAAGACACACAATACATGAAAGATGCCGGTATAATAGGATTTAAAAAACCTATCATGGGTGATAATGCAGGACCTAAATATTGTCCTGATGGAACTTTACCTCCGTGTGTATCAAAACCCATAGCACCACCAAAAAATGCATTTGATCCGAAAAAATTTTTTGATTTTAAAGCTTACAATTCTGGAGGTGTCTCAAGTGGTCCACCACCAAAAAGAGGACCTAACTCACAGGTGCCTCCAGTTAAAATGAAAAAAGGTAAAATGAATAATATGACTTGCCCACACAGACCAGATGGTATTAGAGGAATGGGTGCAGCAATTAAAGGACATAAATTTATAGGAGTTAAATAATGTGGTTTTCAGCTATTAAACTTGCAGTATCTGCAGGATCAAAAATTTACGCAAACAAACAAAAAGCAAAAGTTGCAATGTCAGACGCACAACTGTTACACGCAGAACGTCAAGCACGAGGTGAGGAAGCTTACCAAGGAAAATTGCTAGAGGCTCGTCAATCAGATTACAAGGACGAGGCGGTTCTCATAATTCTCACGTTGCCCATTTTGGTGCTTGCATATGGAGTCTTTTCAGACGATGCACAAGCTATGGATAAAATAAAAATTTTCTTTGAGCATTTCCAATCGCTCCCGGCTTGGTTCACAAATTTGTGGATCCTTGTCGTAGCGAGCATATATGGCATTAAGGGTACACAAATATTCAAGGGTAAAAAATAATTTGTAATACCTTTATCTTTAAGATAAAAATCATTGATGCTTGAACTGATTAAAAAATTAGATTCTATCAATGAGCCTATTCTAGTAGATAATATAATTCCATTTGAAGAAAATAAAAATATTTTAGATATTTGTTCATATCAAAAAGGATGGTATTTTGGTTCAGAGGGACCTCTGAATAACAAACCACTTTTTGATATTATTTATTCTAACAACTTTCCTCATTTAGGAATGACTTTTGCTAGTGCTGAAAAAGGCCATCAAGATTTTAACAATCATCCACTCAATATTTATGCACGACTTATTGCAAATATTTTATGTTCAAAATTAAATTTTAAATATAATTCTATTCAAAGAGTTTATTGGAATTACTATTTTAAAGGACAAGGGGGAATAGGTCATGTTGATAGTGACACAAAAAATAATGTTTCGGTTGTTTATAATATGAAAAATACTGATGGAGGTACTGAAATATTAAATAAATTTTACCCAGATATAGAAGGTCAAGCTAAAATTTTTAAAAGTGAATGGTTTCACAAGGGTGTTTCAACAAAATTAGACAAATCAAGATTATCGTTAAATATAGTTTTTGATTAAGTAAGATCTAGAATTTTTAATAATAAGATGTTAAATTATAACAATGAATCTAGAAAGAGACTTACATAAACTGAAAAAAGAGAAACAGATGAAAGAGTCTGCTATTGCTCAACTTAGAAAAAGAAGTAGAGATTCTTTAGCTAGACCCAAAGCAGAGAAAAACATACTATCAACAGATCCAAGGATGCAAAAAATATAATGTGGAAATGGCTCATAAATCTTTTTAAACCAAAAAATCAACTCGATCCTCATATCGAACAATTTGAAGATGTTGATTATTCAAAACTTTCAAAGGGTGATTTAAAAAAGTTAAAAGCACAAGGTAAAATAAAAAGTATTTACTTTCCTTACAATTAATATATAGATTCTGTATGAGTCTAAGGTCGACATTAATTCAAGCTTTAGAAGATAGATATAATGCACAAATATCTGAAGCGGACGCTACAATACAAATCTATTTAGAACAGCCAGTAGCAATTGGAGAACATCCACAACACATAGATGAGATAGATAAACTAATTGAAAAAATAGCTGCAGCAGAAGAAAAATTAGAAATACTCAAACAGTTTAAATTATAATTAATGTTAGATTATCACACTAAAGAACAAATAGTTAATGTGGTAAACAAACAAATTAAAAATGTAAAAGATCATATCTGCTATGGGGTTGAAACGGAATCTCAGTTAATGTATGCTAGGGGCAGACTCAGCGCCTTAGAAACGCTGCTTCAGGATATTAAAAACCTGCAAAAGGAGGATAACGATGGTACAATTGATAAAACCTAAACTTACAGATTTCGGTAACGAAAAAAATAAGGAAGAGGTTAAATCACAAATTCCAACAGATCCCAAAGGCATCAAAGAATATCTTGAAATCATACCAAACCCAGTAGGATACCGTATGCTTGTTAGACCTTGGTCGGGGC